GTGTATTGGACAACTGTGGCTGCTGCACCTGTTTGTAAAATTCCTACTGTAACATCTGTTAAATCTCCACCAAATAATGAAACATAAGTTCCAGTTGAGTCTTTAACCTGTAAGTCAAAAGAATCATTGATGTCAAATGGAAGTGTTTGATTATTTAATGCAACCAAAGTAACTTGCATATATGAAGGAAGTGGCTGTTGATAAATGTCAGATCGACCTGCTTGGTGTTGGACATCTGAAATGGTTATATCAGTATAGTCAACTCCACCGACAGTTAGTTTCCATTCTGGCGTAAATGCTGACACTATCTATCCCTTAGAGCAGTTACCGACCTAGCTGCTTGGCTGTTTAGGGTCGTTGCAATATCCCTTGCAGTTCGCTCAGGATCTATTGCACCTGTTACATAAATGTTTGTTGTATTGCCACCTGCTTGACCAAATGGAGTGCCACCTAAAACGACTGGCTCGGCTGTTAATCTGCTTGCTTGCTTTTCTAATACAGCAAACTCAGCTGTTAGTTTGTCAAATTGCTGTGCTGCTGCTTTTTGGCTTATGCCATTGGTTGCAACTTGAAATGTCAAATCTGTAAAAGCATCACTTATGTTTGTTAATCTTTTGACTAAATCAGTTGCGCTAGTTGCACCTAATACTCCAGTAGCGCCTAATCCACCGCCACCAAATCCACCAACTGCTGCACCACCACCGCCACCAAATCCACCAACTGCACCTGCAACCGCACCTGCTACGCCTTGACCCAAACTGCTTAATTGACTAAATCCAGTACCGGTAGATCCAGCTGATCCACCACCACTACTACCAAACCCACCAACCTCTGGAATACTAACTCCCGGAATTCTATTTACTGCTCTAATAATATAATTAATAGAATCGATCGCTTTATTGACTATCCCACTAATAACACCTAATACATTTGAAATGACATTGATAACAACAGCTGCAATATCACCAACAACATTTAATGCTGCTCCAATAGTTGTTCCAATAATAGGAGCAAGGGATTTAACTACATTAAAGAATGATTGAAACTCATCTATGTTTTCTCGAATAGCACCTTTAATATCATTAAACGCATTTATTGCGCCATCTATAATTGGCAATAAGAATAATTTAACTCCATCAATAAATTCAAACACGCCTTCACCTAAGCCACCTGCTCGACTGCTAAAAGCATCGGCAACGCTTTGGATAACTGGTAATACATTATTGCTAAAAATCTGAGTTAGTTTTAATACAATAGGCAATAATGCTTCGCCTATCTCTGTGCGGATGTTGCTTAACTGAGCATTAAGAATTCTTTGTGAGTTAGCCAAGCCATCTGATGTTCGTTGGAAATCGCCTTGAGCAGCAGATGTTTGCTGATAAATTAATTCTTGAGCTGCTAGGACTTTTTGCTGTGGTGTTAGGGCTTCCTTTGTAGTTCGGATTATGCCTAAAGAGAGCGCAGCTTGTCTTAGGCTGGCATCATCTAATAGGACGCCATATCTACGCAACGGCTCGGTTTCACCTCTTAGGGCTGCTCCTATGGCCTGTATTGCATCCTCTGGAGATGTGTTATTAAAAGATGCTAAATCAGATGCTAGTGTGGTGAAGTCTGTTGAAAACTTAACAAGATCATCTCCAGCTAAACCAGCGGATGATCCAAAGATAGCAAATGTAGATGCAGCGTCTAAAGCCTGTTGTTTAGTCTGACCAAGTGAAGCAGCAGCAGACTCAGCAAATGCTTCGATCTTTGATGCGCTATCACCAAATAAAACACCGACTTTTGAAACGGACTCTGATAAATCAGATGCAGCTTTAACGCCATCAACTGCGATCTTAATTGCAAATGCACCAACGGCAGCGGTCACAGCAGCTAAAGCAAGTCCGGCTTTCTTGCCAAACTCTCCTAACTTATCGCCAAAACTTTGAGTCTTTTTTTCTCCCTCATTCATTCCTGCAATAAAGTTTTTGGTTTCCGCTAGGATCTCAAGTTTTAAGGTACGAAAATCCTTAGCCATTAGTTACCCCAAACCTTGACAACATCATTCATTTCATTAGTCCAACGCTCTGTTAGTTCAGGCTGAATGTCACGAAGTGTCGGATAGATAAACCAACCTCTTGACCCGCCTCCATAGCGACCTGACCAGTTTGGAAACTGCTTAAATCTAGTTGATCCAAATTCAAGTCCTCGCCATAACATTTGAGTTGTTGCTCCACCACTAAAACGCTGACCTGCAAATCCGTACGATAAACGACCAGTCTTTGATGTCTTTGATATTGTGGCACCATCCACAACTCTCTTAGTGGCTGTTCCTGCTTTTTCGCGTCTAGCGCCCGCTGCTGCAATTTCATTTTTTGCGAAAGTAGCCAAATCATAAGAAACAATTTTAGCCTTCTCGGTTGCATCTTCGCCCATGAGAGTAAAAGCCTTGGCAAGTTGGCGCAGCTCTTTTTTGGAGAATGCACTAAGTTCAACTTCGGCCATTCCTTTTCTCCAATATCTCTAAAGCTGTTAAAATGTCGTCTGCGTCAGTCCATTCGCTCATTGGAATTTGAGTTGCTATTGACAACTCAACCAATAACCTACTTACGCTTCCTGCGGGGTGGCTTTTGGGGAAACATCACCGACTATTACATCTGTAACTGTTTCACTCCATACATCAAATGCTTTGACTGGCTTGCCAGCTGCTTCGCGTTTGTGTGCATGGTAAGCAAGAAACATAAGATCACTTATGCCCATTTTTTCCTGAGCCTGTGCGATTGTATGTCCGGTCTGCTTTTCCCATTTTTGCCACTCAGGCGGTTGGGCTACATAAGTTGCTTGCTCGCCTGAGCTGTATTCAATTGTGATTGGTAGTTTCATTAGTTGCTCCCGTTTCTATTTTTTAACTAAATGACTCTGCTGGCACTCCAATAACTTGGAATGTTAAAGATACAGTCTGTGCATCATTTCCTGCACCACCGGCTGATGGCCATGATGGTAGCACCTGGAATGTAAATACTGCGCCTGATGCAGCTGTAAATACTGTGCTAATTCCTGTGTTTGGTGCTGACTCTGTTACGCCCCATAGAATCTCGCATAGAGATCCTGCTGCGCCCCAGTCTGCCAACATTTCAACAGCTAGTGTAAAATCGTTATCGATAACTTTGTAGGCTTTGCCATCCAAAGTTTCGTATGTTTGGCGATTTGTTTCGCCAGTTAGAATTGCGCTTGTTGCTTGAGCATCGAAAGTGTTACCACCGATAGTGAAGGTAACATCTCTGCCCGTAATTACTGTGGTAGGCACTTTGACTCCTTAGATTGTTTGTGTGTAATAGGTTGAAACATTGATGTCAGAAATCAACATTGTTGATGCTCCAACATTTTGGACTGTTGGTCTTTCGACCTCTCCGACAATATATCCATTTGGAATTACTGTCAGAATGCTCATTATTAATTGCTCGATATTATCGAGTGATGCTGGATTGCTGTTATATGCAACAACAGCAGAAATTGTTAAATTGATCTTTACTCTTACTTGACTTTTGCCAATAGTTTCAATTTCCAAATATGGTGAATCCGGTACAAAAACCACGCATGGAGGCATCGGACTCTCTGGAACATGATTATAAACATTTGCTGAAACGCTTGCTAAAGCTGTGGCAAGTGGTTGTCTAACTGTTGCAAGAATTGTTGAAACTGGCATTATTGAGCCATGCTATCTGTGTCTATGTATGAACCTAATAATCCAACGCATTTATTAAATAATGATCGACCCATTCTGAAAGGTGTAGCGGTAAAATCAACGCCTTCAATTTGTCCACCACCTGCAAGTCTTGCTTGGAAAACTTCTACTGAAACTGTATAAACTGCTGACTGAACAGCTGCGTTTCCAACATAAGTTGATGCTCCAGATAAAGTGGCAACTCCACTTGGAATAACATTTGCTTCATTGATGTCGGCATTTGTGATTGCAGCCGAGAAGGTATACTCGCCAAGATTGTCTGCAAGTATTGTTCTTGTTCCATTGTAAGGTGTTCCGCATCCTGTGATGACAACTGATTGTCCTTCGGTAAATTCATGAATTCCTAGTGTAGTGAAAGTGGCGACATTGTCAGTCAGCGACACTTTTTGAATTGGGCTTTTGAATGTAACTAACATTGGCAGAATAACTGTTTCTGCTGTGTCAATAATTTGATTTAAGTAAGCATCGTTATACAAGGATGATGACACACCAAGCACAGATCGCAACTCGGTGGCTGTAATTATACTTGGCATGTCATCTCCTTACTCCC